AACCCAGGGAAGGGCACCCCCATGATCCCCAGGTTTTCCAGCAGCGAGATCCCTTCATTGCCCACAAAAAACAGGATCACCGCCATGCGGACGTAGTTGGAGGAGAAGGCCTCGTCCAAAAGTACCCCCAGCCACACCAGCAGCAGGATCATCCCCTTTTTGAGCAGGCCCTGAAATCCCGCTTTGCTGTCCAGCGTCCCGGATTCGCTCTTGCGGGACTTCTTCCAAACCGCAGCGATCAGCACTCCGGTGATGTAGTCCGCCACCATGAGGGCCACCAGTACTTTCATAGCAGCGTCCCAACCTCCCAAGGCATTGGCCGCAAAGGACCCGACGGCCGCAAGAACGGCCAACACGCCATTTTTGATGTATTCCGCACTCATATCTGTTTCCTCGCTTTCCGGCCTTCTCGGCCTTTTTTATCCTTGTGCCCCGTTCTCCTCCTGCTCGTCCTCCAGCGCCTGAAGGCGGTTGATCTCATCACGCACCCTCTGCCTGTTGGCGGTCAGCACCTCAAAGTTGTACGGATCCGCCTCTCCCAACATCCGGGCCTCGTAAATTTTGACCACCTTCCAGTCCCCCACGGGACTGTCGGCAGAGGAGAGGAGCCCTTTTAGGAAGTTGATCTTATCCTCTTTGCGCTCTATGCTCTCATAGATCCTCTGGTACATGGTTTGTGCCTCCTATCTCTTCTTGAATGTGTCGATAGGCCCTATCAGCTCTCGGTAGAGGGCGTCCAGGCTTTCAATGCTCCTGTGGCTGTCATATTTGATTTTCCCTCCACGCCAGCACAGATAGCAGTGTTCACAGTACTTCCTGGTCACCATGCCCTCATGGTAGGCCCACGCCAGGTATTTGATCCTTTTCCTTTCACGGACAATGGCATCATGGTCCAGGCATCGGATCAGGTGCCCGGTCTCCGTGAGGCGGTATTTGATTTTAAGCCAGGTGAAGGGCTTGTCCAGTCGGCAGATCCGGGTCTTTTTCTCGTTGAGGAAGATGCCCAGCTTTTCGCTCTGCTCCTTCAGCCATTTGCGATAGGTCAGCATCTCTTCCATGGTGTCTCCGATTATGCTGGTGTCATCCATGAAGCGGCCGAAGTACTTCACGCCCTTTACGATTTTGAAGTAGTTGTCCATTTCGTGGGGATAGAACACGCCCGCCGTCTGAGACAACTCTGCGCCGATGTCGCAGCCCTTTTCCAGCAGCTTCGAGCCGTCCCCACTTTCCCCGATATGGTCCAGGGAGTTGAAGATGGCCCCCATGGCGCCCTCGTACTCCTCGTCGCTCATGTAGGAAACATCCGGGCGGAAGGCGTCGATCATCAGGCACAGCAGCTCAAACTCCTCATCGTTTGGCACTACCCTCCGGAACATGGCTTTCAGCTTGTCGTGCCGGAGGTTATCAAAATACTTTGAGAAATCCCCGAACAGCACATACCCTCCGTTGTCTCCACGCTCCCGGAAGTGTCTGTGGATCTGGGTCTCAAACCGCCTCCGGCCGAAGTCGTTTCCCTTTCCCTTCACCGATGCTCCGTTGTCGTAAATCAGTTTTGGCAATATCTCCGGCAGGAGAACCACCTGATTCACGGCCTTGCCCACGATCCTGTCCTGGACCGTGGGCGCCTTGGTATACCTCGTCCTGCCTCTCTCGTTAAGCAGGAAGGATTTTCCTTTTTCCGGTCGATAGGTCTTCTCCAGCAGCTTCCGCTTTATGCCGTAGCAGTAAAGCATCGCATTGGCCTCGTAGTTCTGTACGCTCTCCTTCCAGTCGCTTCCCTGGAGGCACTGATCCCCTGCGGAGAGGAGAGCGTTCATATCTGCCACACGATTCATATTGATCTCCTTTGCTGGGGTGGGACCGGCTGCCACGCTGATAGTGGCGACTGACGTATCAGGCCACGTCGCACCTGCGGCCTTTGGCCCCGCAGGTCCCCCGGGCCCGCCGACCGACCCGGGAGTGGCGTCTATTCGCCTTTTCGGCTGGGCACACGCTCCTTCATAGCCCATTTCCGCAGCGGTGTCCCGCATTTGCGGTTGGACGGGGGATGAATCGGGGGCGGACGGCATTCACATTGGCGGCGCTGTTGTAGTTGACGAAGCCGTTCCAGTTGACATTGCAGAAGTTCGTCGACGTCGCCACAGAGGACAGCCACCAGTTCGCACGTTGACAGCGTGTACCCATTGCATACAGGCCTATTCCTTGGCCTTTTGCTCTTTTTCTTGCCTCTTCCGGATGGACGCCATGACTGCGTTGTCCGATCTCCTCACGCCCCGAAGCATACTGATCTCCCGGTGGCACCGCTCCAGGTATCTGTCATACTTGTTTGCGTCCACCGGAAGGGTCTGCCTCACATAGTCGAGCCACGCCGCCATGTTGTAGATACACCCGATGGCAGCGTTCCAGTGGTTCCGGCGCTCCATGTATTCGCTCTCCAGGGTGATGTAGATGGTGTTTCCCATGTAGAGGTGTTCCATCAGGCGCTCCATGATGTGCAGGATGGAGCGCCTGAAGTAGTCGATCAGCCACACCGGATATTGCCCCAGGGTGGCTTCCTCGAATGTGCTGTTGCGGATAATCTCCTCCAGCGCATCCCGATCCTCCGGCGTCACATCGTAGTGGCCGATGACCCGCAGGAATTTCTCCCTGTCCTCGTCTCCCATCCTCGCCTCGTGGACCACGTCGTAAATTTTGTCCTTCACGCCGAAGTCCCGCAGAAGCAGCTCCGTGACCTCCTTCCGGAGGCGGAGGGCGTTGTGCATGAAGTCAGCCTTGCTTTTCCCTCTGTCCGGACTTCTCACAGCCATACCGTTTTCTCCTTCCATCGCCGGGCACGCAGCCCGGCGATTAACCGATTATGAAGCGGGGGCGGACGGCAAACACATGGGCGGCGCCGCCGTAGTCGACGAAGCCGTACCAGTCGACATCGCAGAAGCTCGCCGACGTCGCCACAGAGGACAGCCACCAGTCCGCACGGATAGTGATGGCCGCCGGATTGAGCCGGAAGATAGCAAGCTGGTGGGGCAGCCCGCATCGTCCATCCTCGCCCGAGCTGGAGAACTCAGAGCTTCCGTAGACCTCCAGTTCCGTCATAAGCCTGCATTTCCGGTTCACCCAGTTGCTCTTATAGGTGACGCACCCCATGGCGCTCGGAATACCTTTGCTTGCGTGTGTGGTGTCCACCACAGCGCTCAGGTGCTCCCTGGCCGTCAGGAGATGGGCGGCGCCGAAGGCAGCCTCCAGAGCCGTCTGTACGGCGGGCATAACCGTGTTGTCCATCTGGGAGCCGTCGTAAGCGCCCTCTGTGGTGTGGGTCTCGTTCATCTTGGCGGTGCCCAAACTCCCGGCCGGGACGAGGCAGAGGTGGCCCTTGTTCATGCTTTCGTTATCTCCGTAGTTCCAGTGGCTCTCGATCTCTGCCACCAGGAACTCCACCTGCTGGGCCGTGAATCCCGTCGCCGTGATGGCCGGCACATTTACCTTGATGATGTCGCCCACAAAAATATCGTGATAGTCCCGCTCGGCCACCATGGTATAGATTTGCGCCAGGGTGTAGGTGTCCGTAAGCACCTTTCCACGGATGAAATTGTTGTGAGCTGCCGCCGTGTTGGGCATTTCCATCCCCGGGCCTCTCGGGCCGGTGGCGCCGGTCTCGCCCTGGGGGCCAGTGGGGCCAGTCTCGCCCCTTCCGCCGGTCGGCCCAGTCTCTCCGATAGGCCCGGTGGGGCCGACGGGGCCGGTCTCGCCCTGGGGGCCGGTTGGGCCGACGGGGCCGGTGGCTCCGGTCTCGCCCTGGGGGCCGGTAGGGCCGGTGGCTCCGGTCTCGCCCTGGGGGCCGGTTGGGCCGACGGGGCCGGTCTCACCGGTAGGCCCTATTGGGCCGATGGGCCCTGTTTCACCCCGGGGGCCGGTTGGGCCGACGGGGCCGGTGGCTCCAGTGGCACCGGTGGCACCGGTAGGCCCAGTTTCGCCCGCAGGCCCCTGGATGCTTCCGTTGTTCACCCAGTCTCCCTTATTCACATCCCAGGTGTAGATGTCGTAGGGGGCCGCCGTTCCCACGCCGTAGGTATCTCCGCCCTCCGGCGTCGGGTGGGCCGCCTTCAGGAGCTCCATGGTATCGTAGTACCCCAGGATGGTGAAGCCCTTCCCCTGGGGGCCCGTCGGCCCTGTGGCTCCCTGCGGGCCGGATGGCCCGGTCTCTCCGGTAGGCCCGGTGGGGCCGATGGGGCCAGTCTCACCCTGCGGACCGGTGGGGCCGATGGGCCCTGTTTCACCCTGGGGGCCCGTGGGGCCGATGGGCCCGGTTTCACCCTGGGGGCCCGTGGGGCCAGTCTCGCCCTGGGGGCCGGTGGGGCCGATGGGCCCGGTGGGGCCAGTCTCGCCCTGGGGGCCGGTGGGGCCGGTGGCTCCGGTCTCGCCTTTAGGGCCGGCCGCCCCAGTCTTTCCGATAGGCCCGGTGGGGCCGACGGGGCCGGTCTCGCCCTGGGGGCCGGTAGGGCCGACGGGGCCGGTGGCGCCGGTTTTGCCCTGGGGCCCGGTAGAGCCAGTGGCTCCGGTCTCTCCGATAGGCCCGGTGGGGCCGATGGGGCCGGTCTCGCCCTGGGGGCCCGTGGGGCCAACGGGGCCGGTGGCGCCCTGGGGGCCCACCAGGGAGGCAAGCCACTCCTCCTCGGTGCCCTCATAGCCGTTTTTCACGGCCACCTCGTAGGCCGTTTTCCCGTTGAGGGATTCCAACCACTCGTCCAGAGTGCCCGTGAAGCCCCGCTTCACCGCCAGGCCGTAGGCTGTCAGGTAGTAGGGGGGATTATCATAAAGTCCCATTTGTAGCACGCTCCTCCTCGCTCATGTACCCCTGTGCCGGGTCGTATCGTCCTGCGAACCAGCGCAGAAAGTCGGCGTAGTGTTCGTTGTAAATCTGCATGGTGTTCTGGTACTTGTTGTACTCCCCGTTGGCCTCGTCGATCTTGGCCTCCAGGTAGAGCTCGTAGATGTCTGCGTGAGGGGGCGCCACCAGCAGCTCGGTGTCCATGTCTTTCGGGTGGCGGTAGGTAAAGTTGGTAGCGATCTCCGCCGGAGCGAGGAGAAAGATACTTGCGGCGATCCGGCCCTCCAGGTCGGACAGCCAGCCCAGCTTTACCTTTTCGCTGAAGGCGTTGGGCTTCACCTCGTCCGCCAGCTCGATAACCTCTCGGATCTTCACGTCTTGTCGCCTCCTTGCTCGAAAGACCGGAGAAGGGCCACATTGGAGCGCAGCCGCTCATTTCCCGGTTCCAGTTCCAGGGCCTTCTCCGCCGCCAGCGTGGCGGCGTGAAGCAGCCCCAGCTTCCAGTTGGTGATGGCCAGCATATCCCAGGGATAGGCTCCCCAGGCCCTGCCCTCGTTGATGTAGATGTCCGGGCGCTCGGTGATGGAGACGGCCTTGTTCCCGTAGTAGGACGCCGCCGCCCAGTCCTCCGTCTGGTAGGCCACCTCCTGGGCCTGCACCCAGGCCTCCCGCAGCTCCGGCGCCTCTCCGATGGCCCGAAGGGCCCAGCGCCACGCCTGCCGGACATCCCCCTTGCGGAGGTAGCATCTGGAGAGGAACCGCATGGAGGCGCAACGCTCCGGCTCCCAGGTTGCCGTGGCCAGGGACAGGTGGCGTTTGAGCTGCCGGATGGCGTCGTCGTCCCTGCCCTGGAACATATACTCCCGGCCCAGGTAGTGGGCGTTCCGGTCGTCCTCCGGGTCTTCCGTTACCGAGAGCTCCAGCAGCGGCAGATACCCCGCCCGGCTTTTGGCCGGATCCGGGTGGTGCTCCAGCACGATCTCCCGCTCGGTGGCGGTGGGCCAGGTCAGGGCGCCGTCCGTCCGCTCCAGCACCTCGTGGACAGGGTGAGCCCAGTGGAACAGGCCCGGGGCGTGGATCTTCTCGTAGAGGTAGCTGGTTCCCGGCCGTCCGTCGGGGCCGAAGTTCCAGATGTAGGTGTAGCGCATCTGCTCGGTGCCTTTGCTCCACGCTTTCTCCAGCCGCTCCCGCCAGCCCGGGCGGAAAACCTCGTCCAGGTCGGTGCAAACGCACACGTCCGTGTCGGCGGGAAGGAGCTCCATGGACCGGTTCCTGGCCACGTCAAACCGCCACGGGCTGATGATCTCCTGTCGGACGATCACGCCCAGGTCGGCCAGCAGCTCCACCGTGCGGTCGGTGCTTCCGGTGTCCAGCACGCAGATGGCGTCTGCCTCCCGCATGGAGTTGACCCAGCGCTCCACAAACCGCTCCTCGTTCTTTGCGATGGCGTAAACGCATATCTTCATAGCCTGTCCCTCCCAAAGAAAAGAGAGGACGGGGCGAGTGCGCCCCGCCCTCTCTGGGTCGTCTTGCTTGCGCTGTTACTCGGGCAGCACCAGGCCGCCCTCCATGCCGCCCAGGGCGGCGAAGCGCCAGTCGTTGAAGGCGGCGTTGAACCGGCTCCGGCCACGCCACACGTTGGCGTCGGTGCCGTCGTCCACGGTGGAGCGGACGGCCAACTGGATCCGGTCGTTCCACACGGCGCCGCCGTAGGTCTGGTTGTACTTGCTGTCCAGCAGCACCCAGGGGGCGATGCCCGGCTTGATGAACTGGTTGAGATAGGGCCAGATGATGACGGTCCAGCGCCCGAACTGGTAGTTGAAGGCGTTGTTGGCCGTGGTGGGATCCTTGTCGGCGCCGATGGCGGCGAATACCTCCTTCTTCAGGGAGGCAATCTCCGGGATCAGGATGGTGTCCGGGGCCACGTCCAGGATCTCCTCGTTGTCGCCCTTGAACAGGTGCATGGCCGTCTCCATCTTGCCCAGGGCGTCCACGCTGAAGGGGTCGCTGAACAGGTTGGCCTGGGGCTTCCCGGAAACCTTGGCCGGGTGGGCGGTGTTGAACAGGGTTTTCTTGTCCGCACCGGTCACGCCGAACTTCTTGCCCTTGTAAGAGGCGAAGTTCTCACCCCTGATGGCGGCGGCGTACAGGGCGGCGCCGAACATCTCCCTGGTCCGGCCGTAGCTGGTCATAAAGGCGGCGGGCCGCTTCTTCATGTCCATCAGCTTGCCGTCCTCCACCATCTCGGCGGAGACGGAGAAGCTGTCCTTCCAGGTGTCGTAGACCAGGAGCTTCTGGTAGCCCTCCTGCATTCCGTCCTCGGGATAGGCGCCGTTCTCGCCCACGGGCTCGAAGCCGCTCATGGCCGTCATGGTGGTCAGCAGGTCGCCGTAGTTCTTGCTGTCGCCCATCAGGAACAAGTCCTTCAGAACGCTGGTCTGCTCGAACTGCTCCCCCCGCTGCTCCAGGAACATACGGATGGGAGCCTGGCACTTGCCGTATACGCTGTCGTTCAGGCCGGAGCCCTCGCTGAAAATGATTTTCATGGTGTCTTCTCTCCCTTCTTATGCCCAGCGGCCCCGCACCACGTCGTCCTTGGAGGTGCCGTCCACGCTCACCAGCTCGAAGGTGCCGGTGCCGTCGGCCGCCATGCCTTCGGCATCCACCCCCAGCTTGGCGCCGGGGACGGCGGAGGCGTTGTCGGCCGCCAGGGTCGTCTCGTAGATGTAGTCCTTGCTCACCCGGGTCACCGGGATGGGGGTGCCGGCCTCCGTGACCGTCACATCCGCCATGCAGAGGTAGGGCGGGGTCTCGCTGCTTGCGGCCGTGATGGCCGTCAGCTCCCCGCCGGTGATGTTCAAAAGCTGCCCGGCCTTATAGGTGCCGGCAGCCGCCGCCAGGTACTCCCACGGGAGCTTGGCGCCGGTGTCACTCTTTACCGGAAAAAATCCCATATTGGTGCCTCCTAACTCGGCAGAGGAGGGGCCGTGCCCCTCACTTCTGCATATACTTGTTGTAGTATTCCTGGATCTCCGCATCCGTGGCCCCGGGGAGGAGCGCCCGGAAATAGGCCATCTCCTCCGCCGGCACGCTCACAGCGCCGGCTCCCCGCCCCTTTGCGGTTGCGGAGAGGTGGTCCTTGCTCCTGGCGTCGTTGAGGGCCTTCTGCTTGGCGGCCTCGGCCGACTTCGCCTGGAGCTCTTCAAAATGGGACAGCTTGAACGCATTGAGGAAGGAATTGCCCGCCTTTACAAGTCCGTAGAACTCCTTGGCCTTGGGCATTTTCAGCAGGTCCTGGACCGTGGAGATGGAGGGATCCAGCTTGTGGATCTCCGCCAGTTCCTTGTCCACCTTGGCCTGGATCTTGGCCGTGTCCTGCTGCTGCCGCTCCGCCTCCTGCTGCTGGTTGAGCTTTTCCAGGTTCTTCACGGCGGGCAGACCGGAGATGACTTTTTCAAGCCCCTCCTGCGTGAGCTTGCCCGCCTTCAGATCTCTCTGGAGCTTGGCGGTGGCGAAGTCCTGCTGGAACTTCTGGTATTCCTCCAGCGAGGTGATGGGCTCCCCCGTAATGGTGTTCTTCAGCCCCATGGTGGCGATCATGGCGTCCATGTCGGCCCGGGCCTTCTGTGCCGCCTTGGCCTGCTCGTCCGCCCTCGCCTCTTGTACTGCCTTGTCGATGGCCTCCTGCGTCTCCGCTCTGCGGCGCTCGGCGGCCTTTTGCCGGCGCTGTTCCGGCGTCAGGGTCGGCTTGTCGCCGGGCTCCTTGTCGCCTTCATCGCCGGAGGACGGATCCTGGGGCTCGTCGCCCTCCTCGTCTCCGTCCTGATCCCCGCCCTCGTCGGTGGGGGAGGGGTCTGTCCCAGTCTCCGCAGGGTCGGCGGGATCCTGCTCTTTTCCGCCTGTCTGATCCTGGGGCTGTGTCTCCTTGGGCGCAGGGTCGGCGCCGTCCTGCTCTTTCCCGCCTTGCCCGCCGTCTGCGGGCAGCCCAAGGGCCTCAAACAATTCTTTCTCGGTAAACTCGGCCATAAGACCTCCATCCGGCTCATGGCCGGTCGGCATTTTCCCGCTGTTGCCATGCGATTTTGCCGGGCTCCCCCGGCGGTGGGTGGTGTGCGGCTGTTACTTTCTGCCGGAGCGGAGGTCGCCGCCTTTCTTCACGGTGCCCTTCTTGGCATCCGTGGTCTGGCTGGGCGCCTTCACCACCTGGCTGCCGCCGTTCTTGATCTTGCCGGCGTAGGGACTGGCGTTCATAGTGCTTCCTCCTTTCCTGTGTACTTGGCATTTTCCCGCTTTTGCCTTGCGATATGGCCAGCCGGGGGGAGCGCTCCCCCGGAAGGGTCATCACATATTGATGCCGGCCGCCGCCATGGCGCCCTGGCGTGCCCGCTCGTCGATTGCCCGGGCCACGTCTTCCGGTACGCCGCCGCCCGGTGTGGCCTGCTGCTTGGCGGCCATGGCCATCATCTGCATCTGCTGGGCCTGCTCCCGCTCCAGGCGTTCCTCCAGGAACTTCTTGGTGCTCCCGGCGCCCGGGTAGTGCAGCTCCTCCATCTTGGACCAGAAGAGGATCAGCGTCTCCGTGGAGGCCGGATCCCCAAACGCCCCGGTCTGGAGGTTCATTCTCGTCTCCTGCCACATGGCCTCCCGGTTGGAGGCCAGCGGGGCGGAGGTGTCGCAGGAGAAGAGGAACTGGTCGTTCCAGAAGTAGGCGCCGTCGCCGTCCTGCTCCAGGAAGTCGTAGCGATTGAACTCCTCGTACTCCATCTCGCCCTTGGAATTTTTGAAACTGACCGGCCTGGGCTCGTCGGAGTAGGCCAGCCAGAACTTGAACATCATCTCGAAGATGGTGGCGTAGGCGGCGTTCTTCATCACCCGCTTGCTCTCCAGCCGGCCGGCGGCCTGGGCGGCGGAGAACTCCTTGGCCTTCCCGGAGGTGGCGGTGGGATCCGTCCGCCCCTGGAAACTGTCCGTGATGCCCAGAATCTGCCGGGCCTCCTCGTAGACGTTGGCCAGGTACAGCAGCTCGTACTGGAGGTCGCCGGAGAACTGGTAGACGCCAATCATGCTCTTGTCCGCCGGGTTGCCCAGGAACCAGCGCTCTCCGTCCTCCGGATCCGTCCGCAGGTCGGCACGGTCCGGGAGGGTGATCCTCGTCCCGGCCTTCACGAGCCGGTCAATGATCTTCTGCTCCATGCGGTTGATGGTGTTCTGCTGATCCCGGATAATGTCCACGTCGCTGCTTCCCAGCAGCTTCCCGTAGGTGCTCACCGAGCGCTGGAGAATGATGGGGTAGAGGTCGGGCTTGTAGAAGGGGATCTTGGTGGGGATCATGGCCGGGCGGCCGTCCTCGCCAAAGCCGGAGGTGACGCCCGGGATCTTCACGCCGGTGGCCGTCTTCATGGGCACCATGATCTCCTCGTACTCCTGCTCCTGGCTGATGAACTTCTTGGAGCCGCACCAGGGGCAGGGGCCTCCGTCGTAGCGCTCCGGCTCCGGAGACGCCTGCTCGGACTGGACGGGGATCCCTGTCAGGTCTGCCGGGGCGGTGCCCTCCAGCATCTGCCTGGCCATCTCCCCGGCCATCAGCCGGCCGGCCACCTCCTGTTCCACGTCCTCCGGAATGAGGCCGCCCGCAAAGCCACGCTCCGGATCCGGGAGAAGGTTCCCCAGGGCGGCGGGCACGTTGTTGGAGATGATCTGACCGGGCAGGGGGCGCACCCGGCCGCACTTGGCGCATACCGGCTGCCGTCTGGCCTGGTAGTTCTCCAGATCCTCCAGCTCCGTGTCGTTCACCCAGGAGTAGCGGTCAATGCCGCCCTTGTCGTTGCGGGCGTAGCCGATGTACTGTGTCACGGCGTCGTCCGTGATGGTCTCTCCGTCCGCCGAGCGCACCTCCGGTTCGCTCTCGCCCTCCAGTTGGACGTCGATGCCGTACTTGCGGCGGATAGCCTCCTTGGTGGTGGGCACCTTCAGAATGAACCAGTCCATATCCTCGATGCCGGTATAGACCCCCGGCTGGGGTGCGAACTGCTTGGGGTGGATCATGTTCACCACGAGCTCTCCCACCGTGGAGTGCGTGCGCTTGCTGTTGTCCCATTCCATGTGAAAGCCCACGCCGCCCTGCATGGGCACCGTGCGCTCCGCCATGTCGTTGATGGTCTCGAAGGGGAGCCGGTCCAGCTCGTTGCGCAGGAAGTGCTCGATGATGTCCGCCAGGTGCTCGTCCTTCTTCCGCCTGGGTGTGACCTTGGGCTGGGGAATGGAGGAACTGACCTGGCTCTCGATGTTCTCAAACACGATATTGCGGACGTGGCTGGTCTTCTTGAAACCGCCGTCCGTCTTCGTGTCTCCGGGGACCAGGGGGCGCAGGGTGTTGTCCCCGTTGTAGATCCGCTCCCGCTCGTCCATCTTTTTGATCTCGGCGTCAAAGGCCGAATTGGCGTCCGAGAGGCGCCGCTGCCAGATCGTCAGCTTGTCCGGTTTCTTGGCTGCTGTCTTTTTAGCCATGGTGTCCTCCTATCCCTCCGGCTCTCCCCAGTCCCGCCGCATCATCTCCCGCTCGGCGGGGGTGGCCCGGTTGTAGTCCTCCCACATATCCGCTGTCCACTTGACCCGTTTTTTCTTCTTCTTGACGGCCATGGTCTGCTGGGGGCGGACGTAGTGAGCGATGGCCAGCGCCATCACGCAGTCGTCATGCGCCCCAGGCTCTGCCTCCGGGCGCATCTTGTCGTTTCGGATGAAGGTCAGCATCTCCAGGATGGTGTCCTCGTCGTTGACCAGATCCTCGTGGCCCCGGAGCACCCGAATGAGCTCCGATATGATGACCGGCCGGGTGACGGCGGTGGTGCGGAAGCCGAAGGCCCTCTTGGTCTTGCCCTCGAACTCGTCCTCGATCTCCCGGACGTACAGGTTCTTGTATCCCATGAGGGAGAGGAGCTTTGTCGGGTAAGTGGAGAAGTTGACCTCCGGCGCCAGCAGCGCCTCGTTGTAGTACACCCCCAGGCAGAAGAGCTGCCTGGCGTAGGTGTCCTCGTCGTACTGGTGGCGCAGGGTGCACACCTGCTTGGCCGTCACGTTGTCCAGCACCTGCCCCACGAACCAGTCCGAGCCGTCGCCGGCGGTGTCTCCGCCGATGACGTAGGGCCTGCCCTCTTCCGGCTCCCGGTAGATCTTCACGGGCCCGCCGTCGTCGTCCACCCAGCGGATATTCCCGATGTGGATGCCGTCGTCGTCCAGGTCATACTCGAACAGGCCCCGCTTGATCGGCTTCGGGAGCTGCTGGAGCCTGCTGGTCAGGGCCGGGCCGTTGAAGACGGTCTTGCCCGTCACGCCCCACTGGCCCAGGCAGTAGACCATGTAGTAATACGGATCCGTGTCCTTGAAGCCCTCCAGCGTCTGAATGGCCTCCTTGGTGAGGAAGCGGTTGTCCTTGTAGGTGCTCTCGTGGACCAGGGCCCGGGGGTCTTGCTTATCAAAAAACCGGCGTTTCAGCCAATGGGTGATGTAGATGGGGTTGAATGAGAGAATGATCTGGAGGTAGTAGGGGAAGTCGGTACGCAGGCGAATGTCAAGCTGATTGAAGTCGCCCTCCTCCAGTTCGCTGGCCTCCTCAATCCAGATGCCGGTCACGTCGTAGATGGATTTCAGCTTCTCCACGTCGTCCAGGCCGCTGGTGAGGATCTTGGAACTGTTGGCGAACTCGATGGTCATATCGCCCTTGTTTACCTTGGCGCCGGCGTCTAGGTAGAACTGGGCGATCTGCCCCCGGAGCTGGGCGAAGCAGCTCTCCCGGATGGTGTTGCCCACCTTCCGGCACACCAGCCACCGGTGGCCCGGTTCGGTGGTCACACGCTCCAGCACTTTCCGCCCGGCAAAGATGGACTTGCCGGAGCCGCCGCCGCCCTTCAGCACCAGGTAGCGGTGCTCGTCGAAGAAGAGGGGGAGGAAGGAGGTGTTTGTGGTCTCCTTCAGGGCCTTGTACCACATGATCGTGTCCAGCATCGTCTCGATGCGCTTATCATCCATCGCCCGAAGTCTCCTCGCCCAAGACTTCCCTGGAGATCTCCTCCAGCAGCTCCTTCCGCTGTGCGGTGGTGAGGGTGGCGGAAGCCATGGCCCTGCTTGCCTTGGGGCCCATCTCGATCTCCTGCTTCTCCCGGTAGCCGTAGTTGTTCTGGAGGGCGAA